AAATATACCTTCCCAAGCTGCCGCAAATGATTTACCTTTGGCAAGTTGCGCTTGAATAAAGTCATCAGTTTGTGTTTGACGTAACTGTCCAACAATGGTCTCTGGACCCATGTTAAGCGCACGAATGGCTGATGGGTAAAGACTGTTAATGTCTAATGAACCAATCCAATCATGAATACCTTCTTTAGGATAAGCAACATACGCACCAGCCGCACCTTCGTTATCCTCACGTTCTTCCATTTTAGTACGGTTAGGAACTTGGAATCCTCTGCGATGGCATTCGTTAATAATGGCCTGTTCAGTAACAGCTACAGCACCCATTGTTGTTTGTAACAATACAGTACATTCATGTGCCAGTGTGTTGGCAAGGTCTAAGAACTTTAGTTTCTTATCCATACGGTCAAGAAGCGCACAGTCTTGGCGGTTGTATTCAATGAATGTTTTAAAGTCATTGTTGTATAACTGGTCTAATGTGCCTTCGTATTGTGTTTTACGTTCACCTAGTTCATATTCAGCGATAGCGTCTAGTCTATAGCTATGACGTTCTTCGTATGTGTACTTGCGATACAGTTCTAAACTATCTAAGTGTACACGACCTACAAAGTCATAGGTTGTACTTTGACGTCCAAACTTTTCATATTCACGTTTCTTTGGTAGTTGGTTAAACAAACAGAATCTGCGTGTGTCTTCTTTACTCAGTACCTTAGTAACACGGTTAACAGTATAGGGAATATCAAAGCCTTCACTGTTCCAGCCAGTTAAAATGTCTGCGTCTTGAATCAAATCAAGAAACATGTCTAACATGTCTGCTTCGTTATCAAACAAATAAGTGTTGGGAAATTCTTTAACTTGCTCAGTAGCTTCGTCCATTGACATTTTCTTTGGCGGAATAGCTAGACAGATCATAGTGTCCATCCATTGTAGGTGAACAGCAATCGAAGTAATTGGCATAAACGCATCATCTGGACTTGCGTAGCCACGTTCTGGATCAAAGTCCACCTCAATGTCGAAGAACGCTACATTTAGTTTTGGAGCATCTTGATTTAAGTAGTGTTCTGATAGTGTAGCAAAGATTGGATTAATATCAGCTTCGAATAATTGTTTACCCGAATTGATAGCTTGTTCTTTGCGCAGTTCTTTTGTGTTTTTGCAAACAATACGTGATACTTGATCACCGTAGATTGATTGAAATTTGCCGCGAGGGTCTTTGTAGTAAAACGTGTGCTTGACAGGTATGTCACGGAACTCACGCTCACCTTTCTTATTGCGTTCAACCACTTTGATAATATCATTCTCGCGGTCAAACCATGCGTCTACATAGCTCATTTATTCTCCATATGTCATTTTCGGCTGACAAATACCGATGTGCGGATTATGGCCCGCCGACCGTTATATATAACTACTTATTAGATACGTTTTGTGATATCTAAAATAGCTTCAATTTCTTCCCAATCTTCGTTATAAGTAGTCCAATCACCTTTGTGGGCAATCTTAATAGCACGATTAATAACGCTGGGTTTAACTTGTAATTCTTCTGCCACTGCCTTAACTGTTTCTTTCAAGCCTTCTGATAGGTCTTCAATTTCACGAAGTACTGTTGAGCCTTCGCTGATCAATCTTTCCAATTTTGCCTTTTCTTCTGCACCGTATGAACGACCTGCCATGTAAATCTCCTAATGTGTAAGCCTAATTATATACTACTTATCTGGTAATTGCAACCTTTAAAGGTGAAAATGGCAGAAATCAATCTGCCATTTCTCTTGCCTAGTGTGTATTATTGGGTTCCAGCTTCTCTTGGTTTACGTTCTGCAGCCTGTCCCGCCGCAAAGTCTTTTGGTTTATCAAAATCACTAAGTGCTTTACTACGACCGGATACGTTAGTTGACATTCCTGCTTGCCCATCAGTACCACTGCCTTCTGGAACTTTGGCACCAGCGGCCTTGGCCGCTGCCAAAGCAGCCGCTGTTTCTGGATCTGTTGGCCAACCTCCGTACAATTGATCCACTAATTTTTGTAGTTCAGATACGTCTGGTGTAGCTGGAGCAGGTGCTGGAGCAGGTGCTGGTGGAACTGGAGTAGTAACCGGTGGCTTTTCTGGCGTAACTGGCATTGGACTTTGCCCAACTGGTTCACAGCTTTTACCGTCAACACTTAGTTTCATACCGGGAGGGCATTTGCCGTCTTTATCTGGTACTACAACTGTGACATCTAGTCCGGTGACTGTAGCAGGCGGCACAACAACAAGATCTTCCTCTTCTACACCAGTTGTCCCAAATATATATCCAGCCGCACCAATCATTGCCGCAAGTGTTAGGAACTTATTGTTACCCATAAATTTAAGAGCACTGCCACCTAGTGATTTCAATTTGCTTAGAGCGGCCATACCACCAGCGCCGAATCTTGATAGTAATGTTCTTTCGGTGGTGGCCGCCGCAGTTCTTGCCGCCGCCGTCGCCGCATCATCAGCTCCTGCCGCCGCAGTTCTTACCGCCGGCGCCGCCACTCTAGTCGCGGCGGTTGCTTCACCACGAGCTAGTGCCGCTACTTTGTCTGCGGCTTGTTTTTCAGCTTGAATTGCTAGTTTATCTGTAGCAGTTCTTAAAGCTGGGGGGATTTGTCGTACCTTATTGGCAGCTTGTTGGGCCGCCGCTAATGCGTCATCCGCTTGCTGTCTAGCCGCCTTTGCCGCCGCCTCTGCTGCCTCAGCAGCCTCTTTTTCCGCCCTGCCAGCCCCATTGCCTCTAAGTTTAGGGCTAAGTTTAGTCCATCCAGCTTTTATTGCATCAACCGCTGGTTTAGTAAATTTACTAAGTATAGGTAGCAATTGACCGTATTCAAGTAACGGTAATCCAGATAATCTTCTTATAGAATTTATTTCGGTAAGATACTGTTGTTGTTCAACCGTTAGTTGTATACCCTCGGCTAAGTCAGCAGTATTAGCATATTGATCCATTGCTGTGTAAAAATCAAGACCGTTGTCCTTTGCAAGTTTTCGTATGTCGGCAATCATTGATTTTATTTTAGCACGATCAACTTGTATCGGAGCATCTGCCACCGCAGGTGCCGCCTGCATACCACTTCCTGAGCCGTCGATACTCAATTTTGCATTATTAGTACCAGTCATAGAACTTGAAGCATTTGCAGATGCTGGTACTTGATCTACTTCCGCCGCAGGTGCAGTCGCTACTTTTTCAGCTGCCGCAGGTGCAGCCGGAGCCGCCGCTGCCGTAGCAGTTGGTGTCAGTGCATCAATTGCTGATTTCTTTTCCGGTGCCGCCGCCACGACCGCCGCTGGAGTAGGCGCAGCCGCCACTGCTGGCTCAGCTGCCGCAGGTGCAGTCGCTACTGGCTCAGCTGCCGCAGGTGCAGCCGCCGCATCAACTTTTTTAACAGTTCCAGCACTGTATTTTTTAGCAATCTCTGGATACTTGGCCATCGCATCTCGAGTCTTCTTGCCAATGTCCCCGTCAACGCCGTCTTTATTTGGTCCAGATGTTCCTAGATCTACTTTAAGTGCTTTGAATTCTTTTTGCATTGCTATAACAGCATTCTTGTCCATGCCACTTTGCTTGGTATTTTTTTTGTCAGGTGCATTCACTACTGAAGCATTCCATGGTTCTCTAACAAACTTGTCTGAAGCTATTTTTGCAGCCGCCAATGGAATACCCATTTTTCCTAGCATACCCGGTAAACCCAACCCAATCTTACTCAATGGATTAGCAATAAATCCAGCTACCTGGCCACCGCCGTATAACCAAGGACTACGCTCGTCGGCTTCTTTAGATTTTGCTATTTCAGCTCTTAATGCATCTTTATAAGTTTTGTTTGTAAACAATGATTGCACGCCTGCTGAAATATTATCAGCATAACCTAAAGTTACACCGTCAGCAACACCACGACCAAAGTCTCCAGCATCTGAATAGAATTGTTTTTTATCATATTCTGTTAAAGTACCGTCTTCATTTAAGTGTGAATATAATTCAGTTTTTGGATCATATGTCCATACAAGTCCATCACGCAGATAACGCTTGCCATCTTCAAGAACTTGAATACGACCTTCTGCAATCATACGTCTTTCGCTTGTTTCTAAACTTTCTTTAGTAGGTTTAGCTTTAATAATTTTGATTAGTTCATTAATACGTTGGATAATTTGATTTCGTTGTTTAAGGTAGCCGTTGTAAGTAGTAGTAACTTGAACAACATCGGGATCAGCAGGAGCAGCCTTGTACAAGTCTTGTACAAGTTTTTTAAGTTCTGTATGCTCTGCAGGGGTAATTGTTTCTAATAGTTCAATACCATTAAAACCAAATTCTTCTATTAATGCACTAGCAATGCCGCTAGTAGATAATGCGCCTTCGTTGGCCGCCGGAGCAGCCGCTGCCTGTACCGCTTTATCCATTAATGCCATAGCTTTGTCAGTTTGATCATCGCGGGCTTGCGCAGATTGATTAGCACCCATAGCAGTCTTTTCATCTCGACCTCTAATTCCTAACCAACTAGATGTCTTAGCACCTAATGGTAATAAACCCCATTGTTGTAGTTGATTAACAGTTGCTTCGTCAGCACCTAAAAAGTTAGAAAGGGTACCATCTAGTTTAACTAGTTCACGACTCACAGGATCAAATAATCCAGGAAGACCATTGGCTTTAGCTAGATCGGCAAGTGCTTTTCCGCGAGCAACTTCATCGGTTGGATGTTGTTTTGCAACTGCTTCAACATCTTTATAACGGAGACGGGCCGCTTCATCAACCAGTTGTTCACTTTCCTGTAATAAAGTACGTTGCTCAATAGTGTCTAGTTTATTAATTAATGATCTTAAATCCATGTCTCTCTTCCTATTATTTTTTAGGTACACAGTTAGGCACAGACTTTCCGCCTTTCTTCTTCATACCAACTTGTTTATAATCTTTCCAACAAGGATCGTTGTCCTCACCAATGTTCTTATCAATGCCACGACTAGCAACTCCACCTTGCTTACGCTTGGCCGCCAGTTGTTCTATGCCATGACGAATTTGTTCTAAGTTCTGTTCTAATCCCATAAACATGCCACCTTTGGCCAATTGCGTAATTTTTTCCCAAACAACTAGCTCATCACTCTCAGCCATATTAGCCAATTCTTTGAGTTGATTTCTTGTTTGTTGGATACGCCCTTTAAGGCTCATAGGGTTAGCTTTTTCATGACCGTACACTACAGGATCATTAGCATCGCCTGTCATCTCAATTGGAGTTTCGTCAGTACGACTTTCTTTCATCAATACACGTTCGGCAATTGTTTGACTGTACATGCGAAGACGCTCACGCTTTTCAGCTAGAGCTTGTGCTTCAACTTCTTCTGATTCTTCAAAGTATTTTTTAAGTAACAGTGATTTAGTTACAGTAGGTATTACAGGTTCTGCTTTAGGAACTTGATAATGTTGCATTGCCATTTGTACAGGCAGTGCAACTTTATGCGGATTAGCACTTTCAGTTACAACTGACAAAAATTTCTTCATGTCGTTAGCACCTTCTACAGGCTTTGTAGAAGCAGTATCTAACGCCTGTAAAATGCGCTTCATGTCCATTATATTATCCGTTTAAACGGGTCATTAATTGTTTCATGCGGCTAATTGATTCGTTGTATTGAACATTAGCATCTTCAACTGGAGCCACAGATGGATTGTTCATACCTGATCCGTATCCGCCTTTCATTGGTTCTGGAGCTGCCGCAGGTGCTTCCATCCCGCCTTGCTCACTAGCTTGTTGAATCATACCTGAGATAAATTGCGTTAGTGCTTCTGGACCTTGTGCCGCTGCCGCTTCAAATCCTTCTTTATCTTGCTCAGCCGCCCAACTTGCGGCTTGTAGAAGTTCTGCATCTTCATCAGGCATGCGACCTTTCATTTTTTGCTCTTCGCTTGTGCCAGCTGACTCAAGCATTGAATCTAATAACTCGCTCATTGAGTTGGCCTTGTTCTTCCATGTGGCTAACTTAGTTGCTTCTTTGACTGGCATTGTCTTGCCGTTGATAGTCATAGTTGTATCGCCGGCTTTCTTTGCATCACTTACTGTTTTACCAAACTTGTTGCCTTCTTTGCCGATCTTTTCACCTTTCTTTGGAAGGTCTTTAGGTTCAGTTGTTTCGTCATACTTGTTGTATTTGGCTCTAACTGGCTCTAGGCTTTTGCCTTCTTTACCAGCTTTGGCCAACGCAGCCATGCCTTCTTTGCCATATTTTTCATGACCCTTGGCCGCACGACTCATTGTCTTCTGGGCTTCATACATGCTACCACATTCTTTTAGACCGTGTACTGGACAACTTTTACCTTTAGCTGTGTGATTGCATTTTTCTTTAGCGGCTTCGCTAACTTTCTTTTCTTTTTTACCAGCACGTAAGTCAGCTAGGTCGTCGGCTTCGATATCGCCATCATCATCAACATCTAAATTCTTTTGCTTGCCTTTAAGAGCTTCGTCAACTTTCTTAGCAAATGGATTTACGCCTTTCGTTGGACCTGCTTTTTTATCAGCAACTGCTTTCTTCATTGGCTCTTTCTTATCGCCGTCTTTGTCCATGTCTAGGAAGTCTGGCTTTTTACCTTTGGCTTCGGAAACTTTACGGTTGTCAAACTTTTCGCTGTTTGACATGCCCCATGTACCAGCACTCTTTGGTGACATCTTTTGTGCAGGCGCTTTTTCTTTCTTTTCAGCGGCTGACTGTGATTTAGCATGTGTCTTAATACCCTTGCCTGATTTTTCTTCAGCATCACCGTCATCTGCATAGCTGGTATTCTTATGAACAACACCAGTGTCAGTCTTGGTCAATACACCTGTACGTGTTTTCTTTGTATCGCCAGTTTTCTTTAATTCTGATTCATATACGCCTTGGCCATATGTTTCATCAGTCTTTGCTTCTTTCTTCTTTGGAGCTGGAGCTTTCTTTTCAGCTTTGGCAAAGTTTTCTTCTTCTTCTTTGCTAACAACGCCGTCACCATTAGCATCCATACGCTTGTGAGCCGCATGAGTAGCTTTGGTTAAACGCTTATATTTTTCAACTTTAGACTGAACGTGTCCTGGAACTTCACGGCCTGGATTAACAACATGACCAGCGCCTCCACAATGTGGGCAAGGTTCTTCTTTGCCAGCACCAATAACAGTAGCTTCATGCATTTTCTCAGCTTGGAGTTTCTTAAGTTGTGCAATTTTAGACTTGGCTTCCATTAACTTATTTTTAAGTTCTGGACTTACACCTTCGGAGTATACTTCAGCGTTAGCTAAATGATCACCGTATTCACTAAATTTCATTTCGTATTCAAGATAGTGATACACGCTGGCAATATAGTCAGCGGCTTTGGTAATCTTAGCCTGTACCCATGCTTCTAATTGATCCTCATCTTGGACCTTCTTAAATAACTTTAATGAGTAGTTAGCTAATTTGTATAGATCTGCACGAGCCATTGCGCCTTCGCGATCGGTTTCGCCGTTATCTAATGGTTGATTTGATTGTTGTGATTGCATATCGTTCATGTTTTGAAACTCCGTTGTCTTTATGTATTTAGCGTCTTTTGATTACTGTTGACTCGTTTGCTGGCCCGCCAAAGATGCTAGCACCCTTAATATCTATACCGTTTTTAGCAGTCCCGTTCTTGTTTTTAGGCTGTACTACTTGAGGTTGTGGCGGCGCCTTAGTGCCAGATCCAGACCCTGGACTGCCTAAATAACTCTTTTTACCACGTGCTTTACCCGGGCTATGATGCGGATTAACTACTGTTCCAATATTAGCTGTACTTGTTGCACCTGCTGTAGCATTTTCTTCTAAAGAGCGTTTTACAGTGGCATTTTTACCCTTAGCTTGTAGTTTACGAGCTACATTACTAGCATGACTGTGGGAATCAAAAGACTTCCACTTGCGACCGTCAATGTGTACATCATGCGGGGAATCATCAGAATCTTGTTCTTCTCTATCCCACCCTTCGTCATTTGCTCCGCCATCTTGTTGATATGCTAGACTGTCTTTGCGACCAAATCCGCTTACGCTACTGTCGTAATCACGTTGGTAAGCATCTCTACGGCCACGTATTTCTGATAAAATTTCCATAATTTTCATATTATTTTCCTACCTTCTTTTCGCCTGTCAAATAAGGCAAACTAAACCAAAGTTGAAACCATTCAGGAGTGCCGGGTCTAATACTGTGTTTTCTTTCAAGTTCCTGATTTTGCATTCCTGTTACTGATATATTACTGCCTTGATTAGCACGATACTCATGTAATCGAGCTTCGCCACCTAATCCGCCTAGTCCTGCTAGTGCTTTAAGTTCGTGTATGGGATCATTAGGCGCAAGATAACAATCGTCATCTGACGTTTGATTTAAATCTTGTGTTGTGATCTTGTATTGTTTCATTTTAAACAGCTTCTTAACATCCAACTATGCTTTTTATGTGAGTCTTGGCGTCCAGCAAGGAAATCTGCTAATCCATGATCTCCGTTTGCTTCGGCCATGTCAAACACTACTTTGTATAATTGTGCCATCTTTTCGCTATCAGCTAGTAGTTCGCGTAACATAGATTGAAAATCTGTTATTTCGTTTTCGTCTTGCACTAGAGATAGCATACTAAATTTTTGAAGACTAGCGGGTGTGTATATTTGTAATGCACGAAGTTCTTCAGCAAATGTATCAATACTGCCGTAGACTTCTTCGTAAATATTTCCAAACAGTTCGTGTAACTGTACAAATAAAGGTCCTTCAACATTCCAGTGAAAGTTTTGTGCTTTGAGCACAAAACTATATGAGCTAGCAAATGCTGTTTTTAATGCCAAGTGATATTTTTCGTCCATTTTAAATTCCGTATTTGTTCTTTTTAACTTTTGCCACTGCGCTAGTTTTATTTACATCAGCAACCTCTTCACTACGCTTACCGGACCAGTTTTCAATAGTTCCAGCACCAACTTGTAGTGCGGCCGCTTTGACCATTTCAAATTCTTCTTCAGTATACGAACTAATCAACGGATCTCCGCCAATCCAGTTGTCAGCTTCCATCTTAGTAGGGAATGTTGGAGCACCTGCTAGTGCGATACCCATGCGATAATTCATATATGCACCGCCACTGCCGGTACTCATATTTAAACCAGGAAGCGTACTAGCATTTCTCATAGCCGCTTTGTGGGTAGGATCAATCTTTTTCATTCCACCTTTACCGGCCTGTTTAGTTTCAGCAACTTCTGCTTTCTTAACTTTTTCTGGATATTTTTTAAGGAAGTGTGCAACTAATTCAAATGCAGGTAAGTTACGTTCGTTAAATTCAATTTGTGTATTTGCATCAATACCCATTTCTTTATAGAACTTTTTAGGATCCCCGGCACGTACTGCGTTGCGTAGCTCAGTAGAACTTGCTAGTCGTTGTGTTTTAATGTGGTCAATCTGTTGGAATTTATATCCACCATGTTTCTGCTCCATGATGCCGTTATACTGCGTTAATGTTTTAACTAACCAGTCTTCATCAGTATAAACTCTCAACTGAACATTTTCACCGTACTGTTCGTATACGCTACTTGCCAATGTTAATAAACTTTGTTCAGGAACTACGTGTCCAGCAACTGCCGGAAAAACTGCGGCCATGCATTGTAATTTAACATCATAAGGTAATGGATTATCTGCATTTTCTGTAGATTGATTAGTTCCAATAAACCAAATAGGATTAGCACTAGCCGCCTTCCATACTGCCTTATGGCCTTTATGTGGAGGATTAAAGCGACCGTAACTGATACCAATAGTTTTTAAACCACCGTCAAATTCGGTGCTTGCTTCTTCAGGTGCTTCGTAAACGTTTTCGAATAGTTCTCTTAATCTCATGCTGGTTTCTTCCCTGGTGCCCAAGTAGTTGGAACAATCTTTATATTACCATATTTATGGTTTGGTTGAGCATAGCGAACGTAACCTTCTCCGTTAGTTTCCCATATCTCAGGTCGCCCCTGACTTTGGTATGCGGCATATACTTGGTCTTTCATATTACGTATGTCTTTGATTAACTTCAACATTGAGTCAAATGCACCGGGATGTGCTTTAATCATTGCAATGATATGTTCTTGTTTTTTAGTACTAATGCCCTTCTTAGACATCCAGTTTATAAACGTATCGCCGGTAATGCTATTGAAGCTTTGCTCATTGTTAGCATGTAAATTACTCATAGCATTAAAGAAAGGATAAAACACACCATTCTTATCTGGATC